TGGCGTCCTCCAGCGCTGAGAGTAAGATCCACTACCTGTTCAGTGGGACCAACGACGATGGTGTGGCGATCAACAGCTTCTGGCTCACTGGGTGGCGGGCGATCATCAACGAGGAGCCTTACGAGAGGATTAGGAGAGTGAACGTCGAGGTGAGCGGGACGGTGACGGTGAGTATCTACCGTGACTTCCTTGAGGCTGCTGTGTTCTCTCAAACGCTGGCCTCGCCTACTGACCCTGACCCACTGTGGGACGGCGGGGTGTGGGACGGTGGAGTGTGGGACGCTACGTCTGACACCTACCTCGGGCGTATGAGACCTGAGAGTCGGGGTCGCTACCACGCACTGCGGTTCAGCAACAGCACCATCGACAAGACTTACATCATCTACGCCGCTGAGCTAGTGCTAAGAGGCGGAAAGGAGCACTAATATGGCTATCCTGCCTATTGGCTCGGTGCCTAACCGCCCAGCCGGGAACCAGCCACGAGCCATCGCCGACATTCTCGGTGACTTCGACCACGTCACCAACTACATCGACAACATCCTCCTGCCTAACATCGGCACGGGGGACGCTGGCTACCAGGACGTGCTCCAGCAGGGAGTGATCTCCGGTGGGGTGGTGACAAGGGACAGCTCCTCGCAGGTGACGACTGCCCTCGGTACGGGGTGGGTGACTCTGTCGTCTGGGACACTCAGGCGCATCAGTTGGGTTGGTACAGTCACCGGGGCCATTCCCGTTGGTGTGATCAATGGCCGTGTGGATCAGATTGTCGTGGACCTGAATGGCACTGTGACAAGGCTCCAGGGCACCAACGCTGCGGGCCTAATCGCCAACCTAGACGACGCCAACGCTATGGCATCTCGTGCAGCACTCCCCGCCCAGACGTTCCGCCTGTGGGAGTTTGTGGTGGACAACACCGGCGTGGTAGCCACTGTGGGGACGAAGTTCAGGGACCGTCGGCCGTGGGCGAAGGGGGCTGACTCATACGCTGACCAGCCGGGCTCAGTTACTATACCTGCGGCTGTCACTGCGCTGGATGTAGCCGCCACTCAGCGACGGGTGGAAATTGGCTCGACCCGAATTCGGATCACGATTCAAGGGGTCATGGTCCTGACAGGGCCAGGTGTCCGAGCTTTTGTATACCCGTACATCAATGGAGTAGCCCAAAACAACACACAGCATCTTCAAAATCATTATTCATCAGCACAAGGTGACTTTGCGGCGAGCGGTGGGAGAGACTACACGGTGACTCCCGGATCCCAGTTGATTTCACTTGGAGGCTCAGGAGGCTCGGGAGTTACCGCATCCATCAGCGCCTACTCAATCAAGGTTGAGGAACTTCTCACCCCCGCCTCGAACAATGGTCTCGTCTAATGAAGGTAAGCGCTAAACCTATAGAGATCCACATGAAGTACAGTCCTCTGCCTAAGCAGAGGGAGTTTCACGCATGCCCAGCTAAGTACCCAGCGTTCGGAGGTGGGTTCGGTAATGGAAAGACCTCAGCAGGATGCGCAGAAGGCTTTAGTTTGGCTATGGAGTACCCCGGAAGCACGGGACTCATCGCTCGAAAGACTCGCCCAGAGCTTAAGGCAACCACCCAGCAGACCTTCTTCGATGGAGGGGGTGGGCTTCCTGAAACGGATTGGACGGGCTGTCCTCAGGAGGTAATCAGGAGCTTCAACAAGTCCGAGCAGCGGCTGACGTTCATCAATGGGAGCATCATCCATTTCTGGCCTCTGGATGACCCCGACAAGCTAACCAACATCAACCTCGGCTGGTTCCTGATCGACCAAGCCGAGGAGGTCAGCGAAGATATGTTCCTCATGCTCTGTGGTCGTCTGCGCCAGCGGAACGCGCCACGTAAGGGCATGGTCCTGTTCAACCCGAACGGTCACGATTGGATCTGGAAGCGTTGGGTGTGGCTGGGACTGCCTGGGCACCGGTTGATCCACGCGAAGACCTCGGACAACCCCACACTCCCTGACGACTACATTGCCCAGTTCGACGGCTACCCTGAGTCTTGGAAGAAGAGGTTCTTCGATGGAAGCTTCGACGTCTTCACTGATCAGATCTGGCCCGAGTTCGACCCCGACGTCCACACCATCAACCCGGTGCCTCTCCAACCCTGGTGGGAAGTCACCGAGGGCATTGACCACGGACGACGAAATCCAACTGCTGTGCTTTGGGCTTGCTTCTTCTCTGAGCGGGGATACGACTACTGCTTTGTCGTTGATGAGCATTACAAGGAAGGCAAGCTCGTCAACTTCCACGCCAAGGCCATCCTAGCGAATAGGTCCATGCTGCAGGTCAACCCCAACTACACGGTGATCGATGCATCCGCGGCGGCGATGGATCCGAACACCGGCAGGAGCGTGATGGATGAGTACAACGACTATGGAATCTTTACCATCCCGTCCGACCGCCACGTCATTGCACGAGTCAATAGGACTGCCGAGTGGCTCCGTCTTGACCCCGATGTGCCCCACCCGATCACCGGTGAAACAAGACCCGAGGGATTCCCAAGACTATACTTCTTCAAGAACTGCACGAACCTAGCCGAGCACGTTCCCCAGTACAAGTGGAAGCCTAAACCTGTCACCAGCGAGGAGAACGCGGTCGAGAAGCCGCTGGAGAAGGATGACCACGACGTCGACGCTCTAGGCTACATTTTGATGACCAGGCCCCCCATCGGGGTCAAGAAAACTCACCATGCCACTGAAGATGAAAGAACCGAGAAGTATTGGGAACGTTACAATAAGCGTAGGCAATCCAACAAGGGCCACCGACAGTTGGGAGCAGAAGCATAATGGATTGGGCACTCCAACCACCTAAGCAGACCTGCACCGCTTGTGGGTGCACTCCGCAGGACGAGACGGACGCCAACCATCCTCCGCTAGACATGGCGGTCGCACTCGGCATCGATATCAATTGGGGTGAGAGTTTGTGCCTTTGTCAGAGCTGCATTGGGCACCTTGCTGACCTCATCGAACGACCCTCCGCTGTGGAGGTTCAGAAGGTGAAGAAGCAGGCGATCTTCCAGAAGAAGCGCGCGGACAAGGCTGAGGAGAAGATGGAGAAGCAGGAGACCCTGATCGAGAGGATCAAGGCGGGAGCCAAGGCAACGAAGGAGCTCAGAAATGCCTAGTACCTTCACAGCAGGTCAGATCGCCTGTGGCATTGTGTCCACACCCATCGCTGGGATCGTCAAGAACTCGGGCGAGGTCATCTTCGTGCCCAAGGAGGCGAATGTTGGTGCCGTATACATCGGTACGGGAGACGTAACAGCAGCCAACGGCCTAGAGGTTCCCGTTGCTGGGCTGAAGATCGAGATGCAGAACGCGCACCTCCTGGAGTGTATCGGTACTGACGTGGGCGATATCCTGACCTTCGCCGCGGTGTCTGCATGATCGGCCTGGTGATCTCCAACGTCGCTGCGTTGGCGCTCGTGGCGTGGGTCTGTTACATGTCCAGCAGGGACACAAAGCGGATGTTGCAGCACGTGGAGTTCATGACCAAGGACCAAACCATCCCGGAGGATCGGGCTGTGCCCCCTGTGAAGGTGTCTTATGTGGACGAGGCACGTGAGGCGGTCCTTGATGGAGAGGTGAGGTACGAGGATGCCAATTCCTAGGCGAATGCAGAACCAACCTGTGGGGGCTGGTCCACAGGGTGTCGCGTACGATCGTTCGGCCGAGCAGGACATGCTGGCCCAAGCTGCTGCAGTACCGCCCGGCGGCGGGCAACCAACACCACCAGTACAGGAGGAACCGATGGGAGTGCCACGACTAGGTGGGGACATGGGGGGGATGCCTATGACCGACGAGATGAGCAATCAGGACCTCATGTCGGAGGTAGGTTCACCTGAGGAGATCATGGGCGATGAACTCCTCGCTGCTCTGATGGACCCAAACCTCGATCCTCAGCAGAAGGCCATGCTCGAGGAGCAGATCAAGCGTGCGGCGATGCAAGGGCTTGGGGGGTGAACGCCGCCACTCCCCGAGGCGAGAGAGGTCAACTGGACCCTGACCCTCTCAGGGGCCCCTGGCTCCGAGATTCTAGGCTTGTCGAGACGGGGGCCCCTTAACTTCTTATGGCTATCTCAGTTAGAAATAAGACCGATAACCCTCTGCGGGATGCGTTGGACGACGCAGACGTGAACAAGCTTCACGACTGGTGTCATGGCCTGCTTGAGGACGGCAAGAACATGCGGAAGGCGCATGAGGCTCAATGGTGGGAGAACCTTGCTACCTTCGGTGGGGACCTGTGGGTCGAGTTCGACTCCACGATGAACCGACTGTACGAGCTAGATCGCCCATCCCACCGCGTGCGCATCCCTATCAACCTCGTGCAGCCCGCCGTGCGCACGGAGTACGCCAAGCTCCTGAAGAATAGACCGATCATCCGCTGTGTAGCACAGTCGAATGAGAAGAAGCACATGCATGCCGCCAAGGTCGGGGACAGCATGCTGAACGACTACGCCGAGCAGAAGTTCTCCATGCCTAAGGTGCGGAGGCGAGCACTACAGTGGGCCCTCCTGTGTGGGGCTGGCGGGGTCTTCACCGACTACGACTCTACCATGCTGGGTAAGGTCGAGGTCCCGATGGACCCTCAGGGTACGCCTGTCTTTACCCGCGAGGAGATCGACCAGCTGCAGAGTGTCTACAAGGACCGGCACCAGCGCATGAAGACCACACTCATCAAGCAGGGTGAGTTGGTCATCAAGGCGATGAGTCCCTTCCAGTGGGTCTTCGACTTCAGTAAGCTCTACGTTGAAGAGGCCTGGTGGCTGATCGTTTCGGAGATCATGGACGTCGATGAGATCTGGCGTCGCTGGAACGTCGAGGTCGAGTCGGAGAAGATGAAGACTTCGGTGTGGGAGAATCGGCTCTTCGCCATGCGGGGCATCCGTGAGAAGGATGAACCGATGAAGTCGAATTACCAGCGCCTGGCCGAGGTGCATCGCATGTACGTGAAGCCCGGCCACAGGTTCTTCCCTGAGGGCGCCCACATCGTCTTTACGCGCGACCGAATCGTGCACGTTGAGACTTTCCCGTTCGAGCATGGGGAGCTACCACTGTCGGTGATGGGACACATCTTCAACCCGGTGTCTCAGCACCCGATGAGCATTGTCGAGCAGGTCAAGCCGGTCGTACTCGAGATCTCGAAGACCGAGTCGCAGATGATCGAGAACCGCAACCTGATGGCCAACCCTCCGTGGTTGGAGTATCGTCAGAACCGCATCCAGGGGGAGATCCAGAACAAGCCCGGTCTGCGGCTGATCATCGACTACGTGCACAACGTGCCTGAGCCACACCCGATTGAGATGCCGGACCTGCCATCGTACGTCCAGAACCTCCCAACACTACTTGGAGAACATGTCCTCGAGATCACCGGGCAGAATGAAACGGCGCAAGGTCAGGTTCCGCCCGGTGCCCGTTCGGGTGTCGCCATTGCTTACCTCACGGAGGAGAACGACACCAAGCTCGGGCCTACAGTCATGGAATGGGAGGAGATGAACGAGCGTGTCGGTGGCCAGATCATCGGCAACTTCGCTCAGTTCTACGATACCCCGCGCACGATCCAGATCTTCAAGCCCCACAGCGAACCTGAGGTCTTGGACTTCATCGGTACTGTACTCAACGGTGTGGCCGGTGTGAAGCGCGAGGCGGGGTCTGCCATGCCTCGTTCCACCGCTGCCAAGCAGCAGTTCACCATGGACCTGTTCGACCGCGGTCTGATCCGCAACCCGCGTACCATCAAGGACATGCTGGACGTCGGTCAGGGGGAGGTGGAAGAGTGGGAGAAGGACATGGACCAGCAGGAGCGGGAGAACCGCAAGCTGGGCGAGGGCGAACGACCCGAGGTCTACGAATGGCACAATCATCCTGCCCACCTCTATGTCCTACACGATTACATGAAGTCCGCCGAGTGGGATGACCTCGACGAGGCTCAGCAGGCACCTTATGTGGAGC